CAAGCGACGACCAGACACCGGATTATTCCGACGTGTTCCGTCCACTGCCCACCGTGACTGCGGACGATTCGCCGGTTGACGTGAGCGTGGACGAACCCGAGGAACCGGAACAGCCGCAGCCGTCTCCCGTCGAGGCGAAGCGTTCTGAGATGATTCGACGCTTCCAGACCTTGGGCGTGGCTTCGGACGCGGAGGCGTGCGAAACCATCTCGAAGATTCTGAACCGCGAAGTGAAAGCCAGCGACGAACTGTCGGAGGCGGAGCTTGACAAGGTGATCGGCCAGTTGAAGGCCGGCGTGAAGGAAGGTGAGTGAGACCATGGCGGGAAAAGCGACCATCATCATCCAGGGCACGGCGTGGGGCGTGCGAGAAACGCAGAACGGCAAAAGGTATCTGAGCGTATCGGTGTCGCCCGGCTACCGTGACCGGAACGGCAACTGGAAAAGCCAGCCGGAACATTACTACTCGGTGTGGCCTGCTGGCTACGCGAACCTCAACCCAGTGTTCGACCAGATCGCCCAGCTGCGTCAGAATCAGGACCAGTTCGTGGACGTGACCATCGTGGGCGAAATCAGCGGCCTCGACGCCTACACGAACAAGAAGGGCGAGCCCGCCGCAAGCTGCAACGTCAACGCCAGCGCTGTGGCCATCACCAACGTTCGCCAGAAGAACGGCGGACAGCAGGGTTACGGCGCTCAGGGAGGCTACACGTCGCAGCCTCCGGCCTCAGACCAGTGGGCCAACGGCGGCAGCGACCCGGAGTTTTAACGATGCTGCATTTGTATCACGATGAGACGCCGCCGGACGTGGAACCGGTCTGCGAGAGGCACGGGTGCCCGCTGTACCCGGCACGGCCGATTCCATGCCCGGAATGCGAAGAGGAAGCCGAAGAGGAGTATCACATTGAACGCTGAAAAAGACCAATTGATTACGCTCGCACACTCGATGGAGGTGTCCTACAGCGCGTTGGACGCGGAGGCGGGACTCTCCTACGACACCACCGTGCGCGTCAGCGTGCAACCTAACCGCTATTACCCCGACTACGTGGCCGTGACCCTGCTGTGGCTCGCCTCGAGCCATATCTTCCACGGCATCGAGGAATTCAACCGGTTCCGTGATGATTTCGAGGACCGGCCGGAGGAACGATATCAGCAGATCATGGACTCGTGGCCCTTGGTGTTCGGTTCCACGGAGAAGGCCATGAAGAAGCTGTTCGCGCCGGCCAAACCGGTCGTGAAACGCCCCCCCTGGTCGCTGTGCCCGCGCTGCAAGAAACCCGTATGGGCTCAGGAAGGCACCACCGACCTGAGGGAGACGCAGCAGCTGCTGAAACGGAACCCGTTGCCGCGCTGGTGCCGTGTCTGCGGCCAGCGTTTCGAGTACACGATGGGCGACCACATCTCATGCAGTTCCGAGTTCTCCATCGCGGAGACGATGGACACGCTCAAAAGCATGTTCCCCACCGAGCAGCCGAACTTCGAGACCATCGCCATCGAAGCCGCACACGAGGACGGTGAGCAGAATGGTTAACCCCGCCAAGAAAAAGGGCACAAGCCTTGAGACGTGGACCGTGCGTTACCTCGCGTGGGCGTTGCAGGACACGCGCATCGACCGCATGCCGTTGCATGGCAACGCCGACCAGGGCGATCTGATCGGCGTCATGTTCCATGGCGAGCCGGTGTGCGTGGAATGCAAGGACACGAAGATGCCGAACTATCGCAAACACTGGCGTGAGCTCAAAGTGGAGATGGCGAACATGGACACTCCCTACGGGGTGCTCATCCAGCATCGCAAGGGCGTGGGCGTGAAAAGCCTCAAGGGCATGGCCCGGCAGATGGCCGTGTTCGACATCGGAACGCTCGAACGGTTCCTCTCCGCGCACATGGGGCACGTGTTAGGACCGGACTACCGGATTCGCCGCGAGCTCGCGAACCGGCTGCGCGGCGAATCGAGGCCGGTGCCATCCAATCCGATGCTCGTGTGGATGCCGCTCGAATTGTTCGCGCTCCTGCTGAACGACGGACTTCCGTTGGGACCGGACGAGTGACCGGCAACACATTGGCGGCGGTCCTTCTGATCGCCGCCATACTCATCGCATATCTAGGAGGAAGGAGCTGACATGGCCGGTTACGCGAAGCTGAGCAATGACTTCTGGCAGGACAAGGACGTGCTCAAACTGCGCCGACGCAACCCGTCTGCGGCGCTCCTGTACGTCATGGCCATCAGCTGGTGTTCCGATCATTCGTCGGACGGCCTCATCGCCGAAGACGAGCTGCTGTACGTGCTCAACGCCTCGGATGAGGACGTGAACGACCTCGTGGCCTCCGGCCTGCTGCTCGAACCCAGTGAGGCTACCAAAGGCAAATACGCAATCCGTAATTATTTGAAGTATCAGAACAGCGCGAAGCAGATCGAGCAGGCGAAGACGAAGGCTACGGAACGCCAGCGCCGCAAGCGCGAACGCGACGCGGACATGCCCGTGACCGACGCCGACAATGAGCCTGTCACGGGCATGTCTGAGGAGCGTCCCACATCCGTCACGCCAGTGTCACGCCGTGACAATCAGGGTGTCACGCCCATGTCTTTTAACCAAGAACCAATAACCAATAACCAAAAGGATTTTTCTAACGAAAAATCCCTCCCCCAAACCCCCTCGCAAGCCGAGGGGGCCGGCGAGGAGGATTCCTGGAGGGAGGACAACCTCAAAGCCAACCTCGGAGAGGAGCCCCGCGCCATCAGCTACGAACAGGCCAAGGCCATTGTCGAACAGGTTCGCGGCTTCTATCCGGCATCGAAGATGCGCGGACGCAGCTACGAGCGGACGCTGGTGCTCGAATCGGCACCAATCGTCAAGGCGGGCGGCGCTGCACCGGACATCGTGGCATGGTTCGTGAACCGCTGCCGCGAATACGTGGCACGCCAGTCCGAACCGCGCTACGTGACCGATTTCGGCATCTACGTGGCGGGCGGAGGCAAGGCGGACAAGCGACCCTACTGGGAGGTCGACTGGGCCAACGAGCCCATGCCGAAGAGCCCCGAGGAGGAGAAGGCCGAGGCCGAGCACCAGCGCAGACTGCGTGACGTGGACTGGCTGTGCTCGCACGTGGACGACGAGGAATGCCAGCGTGCCGCGCTGGCGTTGTCGGAACAGCAGCAGGCGTTGGCGAGATCGAAATGGCCGGACGAATGGTACAGGCTGTGGCGGCGCGCCGAAGCGTTGCGCGAACGTGAGGAACGCGAACGCATGGAGGCCAGGTCATGAGCGACACCGCTGATTGGAAATGCCGGGAAGGCCTGTTCACCGAATTCCTCGTGGCGAACCCGTGCCTTGACGGAGACGCCGACCTGCAATGGTGGCTGCACCGCGCGTACTGGCAGAACTCGAAGGGCGGGCACCGGAACGCGTTGAACGCGGTCATGGCCGAAGCCCGCAAACGCGGCGTCACCTGCACCCTGTACACGGATCCCGAAACCAAGCGAAAACTGGAGGCGAAACCATGAGCACGAAGTTCCCGACACCGCAGGAGCGGGCGATGCAATGGCTGCTCGAGGCCACGGAAATCGGTGGTATGAGCAAACCGGAGGCCGCATTGTACGCCTACATGCGAGGGTTCGCGGCCGCACTCGATTTGGCTATCGAAATCGAACAAGCAATCAACGACGAAACGGAGGAAACCGATGACCGCACTGCTTGACGAACGATTGCGCGTCTTAGCGGCGCAGACCCACACGCTCGAGGAAAAAGTGAGCTCTCTCGGCTGGATGGCCGGCAGCGACTCGCAGACGCTGAAATCAATGACCCGTGCCCAGGCGCATCTCATGCTCGCCGAATACGACCTGTTGGATGCGCTCGAAGCAGGCAAAAAGGAGGAAAACCAATGAGCAGTGAGAAACCATTCTGGGAGGGCAAGACCTGCAAGGAGATGGCCGGACTGCACGTCAAGGCCACATGGAAGAACGGCACCATTGTTACTGGAGTGTTAGATGACATAGGAGATATTGATTTAGGCGATAACCGTTCTTTGTACACGTCACGCGGCTATGACTCTTCCTGTGATTTTGAGCCAACAGACAATATCCAATCCATCGAACTGTTGGATGACCCCGAGTATGAGCGCATCGACAACATCGAAAACGTGCAGGTGGGCGATATTGCCTGCACGACGGAGGGAAACCATTTCCGCGTCATCGATCTCAAGCCTGACCCTCTAGGCGACATGCTCCTGCGTATCCGCATCAGCGAGATAGACGGTGAGTACTGCATCGACTCCGATGATTTCGCCTACGCTTTGCGTCGGAAGCCGAAGCTGCCCGACCATGACGGGTTGTGGTGGGATAAGGACAATGCCTTGTGGAGCGTCGCCATCTCCGGCCTGGACAATTCGAAGTTGGTCGCTTTGCTTATCGGTGACCCGGAATCCCCCGTCACCGGGTCTGTTTGGTCGGGCCTCAACAGCAAGCACGTGACCTCTCAAGCTCCGTTCCGTCCGGCCAAGGCGGTGGAAGCATGAACATCCACCCGATCATTGATGAACCTCCATCGTTTCCGCAAACTGTCTTACGCCTGCTCACAGGAAGCACTCATTGCTGTGACTGGTGCGAGAAACGCTGGATCAAGGTTCACCGCACTGGCCAATTGGAATGCCGAAACCGTCGATGTCCCTACTGCGGGCAATACGGATGCCCCCGAGCCGAAAAACACTGGAAGAAATGCCCCGTGTGGAATCACATGACCCCGCCTGCATGGCTATACCCCGTGTTGGATCGGCTCTGCGAAAGAGATCTGCAACGAATGGCGAAGAAATCGAGGAATGATGCGTGACACGATCCTGTGCCTATGCGACCTGACCGGTGTCATGGCCCGCCCTTGGGTGGAACACGGGTATCGGGCCGTGCTGGTGGACCCGCAGTATGGCATCGACCATGAGGATGGTGCCTATCTGAAACTGGCCTGCACCATCGAGGAGGCGTTCGACCAGATCAGCGTGCTGTTGCGTTCGGGGCGTCTCGCGTTCGTGGCCGGTTTCCCTCCCTGTACGGATATGGCGGTGAGCGGCGCGCAATGGTTCGCCCGCAAGTACGAGGCCGACCATTTGTTTCAGGCGAAGGCCGTTTCCGTGGCGGAACAATGCAGGGTGATAGGTGAGATGAGCGGTGTCCCCTACATGGTGGAGAACCCGGTGTCGGTTCTCTCCAACGTGTTCGGCAAACCCTCCCACACGTTCGACCCGTGTGATTACACGCGGTTCGCGCCAGAGGACAACTACACGAAGAAAACCTGTCTTTGGACGGGGGGGGGGATTCCGAATGCCTCCTCGCAGCCAGGACATGAGTCTGCCGGCTCCCGACCGGAATCGTATCTGGTACATGAGCGGCAAAGACCGGGCCAACAATCGCAGCAAGACGCCGTTGGGCTTCGCTCGAGCGGTATACGAAACCAATCACAAGGAGGAAAACAGATGAGTCTTTTAAAGGCGAGGACATTCACCCGTGAGGAGTTTCGAAAGGTCATCGCAGCCGCCATCTACGACTACGAACACGCTCCCGCGAAATGCCTCTACACGACCAAGGATGCGGCAGACCAACTCTACGGCGAGTACGGCGAGGAAATCGAGGTGGAGGGATGAACGGAGTACAGCTTACCAACCATCTGACCGCGCAATTCATGGCATCAACCATAAGCCGGTACGAGGCCGAAATCCGCGAGGACGGCGACTTCCGAGGCCGCCTGTACGCCATGAGCCTCAAACGTCTCAAGCGCAAATGCGAGAAATACGCGAAACGTGAGCGCAAGGCCATCGAATATGTCGCCACGCTCAAGGAGGAATCATGAGGAAACCATTCAAGGACTGGACGTTGGAGAATTTCGTCGGGTTAGCGATGCTCGCTACTGTGATCCTGTTAGTGGTGTCCGGCCTGACGGCCATCTGCTTCGTCTGCTGGGCTTCCGTGCAGACACCCGACCAGCCGGAGCAGACCATCGTGCAAAAAATTGAGACCACGGGCGACATCAAACGCCTGTGCATCGAGGCCAAGACCGATGGGCGCATCGACGCCATGAGCTGCCAGCTTATCGACCCAATGGCGGGAGGCGTGCAGTGACGAGTCAGACAACACGGGACAAAGTGCTCGTATGGCATAAGCGCGGCTACAGCGCAACGGAAACGGCCCGTCAATTGGGCCTTCCGTTGGAGGAAGTGCGTGCGATCATCCGCGAGGGCGACGGTCGTCCGAAGCCGCCGCGCAAGGTCGAATTCATCGAACCTCCATTGTTCGAGCAATGACCCGCAATACCAAATAAAACGAAGCCCTCCACCAAAATGGCGGAGGGCACGCTCACCAAGCACCAATCATAGCTTAACGTGGAGGGCTTCAAACAATGATCATCCAAACCGAACCATGCCAACACTGCGGCAGCCAGCAGGTCGAGGCACCGTGGACGCTCTGCCGGGACTGCCGACGACAGTACGCGAAAACACTCCACCAGCTGCGCCGCAACATGCAACTATTGCAGCGGGTCGCGCGGCATGAGTACAAGCTCGGCGAACCCGGAGCGGGCGGCAAACCGCAAGGAGGCGCGGCACCCGCGCCCATCAACCTCCACGCGCAGGACATGCTCGACCAGACCGAGGACGGCCTGCAGGACATGTGGAACGAAACCGGCGTGGAAAGCCGTCCGAGATGGCAGACCCTGCTCAGGGACGCTCCACGACGACTGCCCGACCTATGCCGCGCCAGCCGCTCGGGACATTGGCTGACATGGCTCACCCACGCCTGCGAGCGCATCGAACCGCTCATCGACCGCAAGCCGCGCACACGCAGGATAATCGGCGTATGCCCCGAATGCGGACGCGAGGTGACCGCCGCGAAGGGCGAGACGCTGAGACTCTGCAAATGCGGGGCCGTCATCGACGTGGCCGAGCTGCGCGAGCAGAGCCGCGACAAGGCCGAGGCAATCCATCTCACGAAGACACCTGCGGGCATGAGCGAATGGCTGCGTGAGAACTACGGATACGAGGTCAGCCGCAAAGTAATCATCATGTGGATACGCCGTGGCAAACTCCCCAGCAGCAAGCCAGTGGAAGACGGATACTACGAATTCAGCATCAGGGAGATAGTCAGCATGGCAATGGCATATTCCAGCCGGCAGTAGGCTGTTGCCACCCCGTGGTATACTCCGTATCAGGATAAGTGCGAAAGCCTCTGGGACATACATCTCAGGGGCTTTACCATACCCACCTATGCGCGTAGCTCAGCCGGTAGAGCGGCGGTCTCCAAAACCGCAGGTCGTTAGATCGAAGCCAACCGCGCATGCCACGGCTTGCGTACCGCAGAGGACCAGCCGGCCATGCCGAGACAGCACGGCGACCCGCAAACACGACAACCGGTCCGCGAACTAGAATCTCGCCCAAGCCACCAAACACACAGGATGGGAACATGAGCAACAAGGCAGGCTCAGGCCGATACCAAAATGGAGCAGCCCGCCGCAAATGCAAGGCCAGACACATCGCAACCGAAGGACCAATACCGATCTGCCCGCTGTGCGGCAAACCCATAGACCTCACACTCAAAACACCACACCCACTCAGCTGCGAACTCGATGAGATCATCCCATACAGCCGAGGCGGATCACCAACCAGCTATGACAACACACAACTCACACACAGAATC